CATCTGCCTCGTCATTCTTATTGACATGATGAGTTGTCTTACCACCTTTCTTAGTAGTAGTATAATTTATATTTGCTTTTTTTAAAGCAGCAGCCTCACTAACACCAGCACCCTTAGACATAGATGCTTTTAATGCTAAGTCAGTGTAACCACTGTCTTTAGCATCCTTCTTTAACCACTTACGTGCTTTCTCATTTGCTTTGGCACGTTTATCCAGTAGCGTCTCTTCAGTTTTAACGTCTGGGAAAACAGTTACGAACTTGTGCTTTCCCTTTTTTGCTTTTTTGCTTTCTTATCTCCACTATCACATTCAGATTTTTCAGTAAGGTAACCTAGATCAGCTCTCCAATCAAGATGCTCACCACGTACTACCTTAAATCCGTCACGTGTACTAACTACTCTATCGTTTCTAGTGTTTCTCACCTTTTGACCTGCTCTTCTCTTTGCTTTGTTACCTTCACCACGTTGAGGTTTAGATCTACTCATCTGATTCTCACTTGATGCATCATTACTATGCTGCTTTCTTGCTAGTTTGTAGTTATCATACTCCTTTGCACCAGTACCACGTCTCAATCCTGACTTATATTCTTTAGAATTTCTCCTCTTCTGACCTAGACGTTTTGCTTTACTTAGTGCATTATCACCTAGAGTAGTACTGTCATCACGTCCTCTTTCATCTATCAATTCAACATCTTCCTTTACTTCTTGGTCATGCTCACACTTTGGTTCACAAGTATCGTCACAGTCCTTTGAATGATGCTCAGTCTTCATATGATCAGCAGCCTTATACATTGGCTTACCTGTCACCTTACTCTTCATACCTGCAACAAATCCTTGGTATGCTTTAGTGTTACCTTTTTTGTCAGCGTTAGTAACAGTATACGCTTCATTCTTTTTTGAATTTTTCTTCTTCTCTTTCTTTTCTCTGTCAGAGATCTTACCATCTACATCACTTTTTTCATACCACTTTCCATCGCCGTCATCATCTTGCCAGCGTTTAGATTTCTTTTCCTGATCTTTACCTTCTAAGTAAGGCTTACGTAGATCATCAAATGTCTGATTCCAGATTCCCATGGGTAAACTAATACTTGTCCTATTATTTATTTAGAAATCTACTCCAAGATTAAACTTACCCACTTCCCTACACTCAGTTATCCATGTCCTAAACATGTGTGCATTCTCATCAACACATATCAAATGGTTAGCACCACGTCTTATAATTTTACCAACACTATCACTAGATTCAACAAATGTACCTACCTTAAACAAGTCACCTGACACATACTGTTCTCTCAAAGTCCTTTCATCAACTGGTATTACGTTAAGCATGACATAATTATATAACTTACCGTTCTGCTCCATTGCTAACTTAGCAATCTCCTGTGCTCTAGACTGTCTTACTACTATATTCAATGAGTTATAACCATTCTCATATATTGATTGTAGTACGTCATAAATTGTTTCAGCATTAGCATCATCTATTATTGCTTCTTGTAAATCTGGGTGTGCTTCCTTCAAACGTTTGATATCAGCATCCCTAGAAGGGAAGATATAGAATTCTTCTGATGTCTGTGCTGCTGTTGCTATTATATTATCACCTACTACGTCATCATCAAATTTATCAAAGGCAACTGTTAATGGTTCGTCTCTTGCTGCCTGATCGAATTGTTGTTTTGCTTGGAAGTTAGATAGGGCACGTCCCATCCTATCTACATCTGGTTTTACCTGACCAGCACCACCAGCAGTAGCGGTAGCAGTAGCACTAGCACCACTACGTGACGCTAATGTCTGTGAATTTTTCTCACGTTCATCTTCACCTTTACCAGCAGCTTTCGCATCGAACATTTTAAGTTCGCCACGAATAGTCTTGGCTTTTAGTTGACCTTGACGGTCATACCAATCACCATGCCCGTCTCCTACGAGACCTAGGCGTTTTGCCTGAGTTGAAGCTCGTGTTATTCTTGCTTCTGTTATGAACTGATCGAACTGCTTCACGGATTCTTCTGTAGATTTCGTTGCGGTGTTGACGAATAAACGCTAGTCCAAGCGTAGTGTATTGATTATATTTATACTTATCTTCTGAGATAGGTGATCCAAATTCAACAAAGAATCTGGAAAAGTTCTCAATCTCATTAGGCAAACGCTCAACCTTCTTCCTATCAAAGGAGTATGCGATGATCAGATGCTCTAATAATTTATTCATTGGTAACAATCACATATGTTAGGATGTTCTCCAGTACCGCAATACTGTTGCCAGAAACCTGCTGTTGATTCACATGTTTGCCCATCTGGTTCACCTGGTGGTGACCAATTAAAACTTCCCATACCACCTGAAGGATCGCATCCAACTAATAGTAAAGTAATTGGTAGCAATAATAGTTTTCTCACTGGAATAATCCTCTTTGTTTTTTAAGTTGTAGTGGTGCGTCATCACACATAACAGCATCACCTTGCAGTCTTGCCATGTTACCATTAGCATCTAAATCTAACCCAGATCTTCTAGGTTTTCTATCTATAAGCAATGCAGTAGAGAACCTATAGTTACCTCCACCGCTAGGTTTATTTCTAATCCTTAGTTTCATACTTGCACCAGATGAATTAAAATCTGAAGCACCTACAAACTTTAGACCAGCAGGGTCATGTCCTTTCAGGTAGTATAACCCATAATCACCTATTTGTATATAAGGAATGTTCTTACCTAGGTAATAGTCTTGAAAAGTATTCAAGAACTCCTCACCCTTTATCATTTTACTCTTATATCTTTCCTTATCAGACTCCTTCTCCATATCAGGTACTTCCCTAGCAGAGTTATACTTGAATAGGTTTGGCATATCTTGAGGCCATATATTATTAACAGTCCTTTCTATATTCATAGTCTTCAACATGTTCTGCATGTTGACTGATGCTGTATCTTGCTTACCAGTTATATACCAATGACTACCAGTCCTCCATTTAAGACCACTTTGCCCATAGTCAGCAGTAGTATCTAACTTAACCTCAACACGTATACGTGTAATCAGATCTTGATTAAGTAAATTATAATTCTTAACGAGTAATTCTAAGTCAGCAGCAGTATTAGATGCCCCTGCTGGTGTAAATCCTTGAGGTATCATTCCGACTGTTCTATACTGGGAGAATAACTTGGATTCTAAAATGAATCCCATGTTAACTTTACCCGACCTATTAGCTACACCACCTGTGTTGATGTAATCTGTATAGTCAGGGTCACCCCCATATAGATCTTCCGAGTAGTCGGATACTTGCAATTACATAACGTGCTTCTTGAAGTATTTATTTAATACTTCGACTTGATCCTCATACTTAGCAATCATGTTAAGTTCATTCTCGATTGCTTCAAGAATGTCAGAGTGTTCACCAATACCAGCAGGGTTATTCAGATAAACTTCAACGTTCATCTTATGCTTTTCAATGTCACCTTTAGCATGTGCTATCAATGCATTGACTATTTTGTCTTTCATAATCATGCGTTTTTACTATGTATCAAATGGTAGGGCAGTTGGTACTCTTTGATGTATAAGATCTTCATATTGTTCATGGAGTTCACAACCAAGATAGTATCTACCTAATGATCTTGCAACCATAGCAGTAGTACCACTACCCATGAATGGATCTAATACATTATCTCCTTTCTTACTCCCTGCCTTGATGCAGGGTTCAATTAGATCGGGGGGATAAGTAGCAAAGTGAGCACCCTTGTATGGTTTCTTAGTTACTGACCATACAGATCTTTTGTTCTTAGTTGGATAACTCTTTGTTAATCCTGAATGTGGAGACTGTCCATACTCATTCGTACTTGTGTACTTACCTTTACTTCTATCTCTAGTTCCCCAGTCAGTAGCAGGTTCCTTAATTGCTTCGTTGTCATAGTAATAGTTTTTATTCTTACTTAATAAAAATATGTACTCATGTGACTTAGTACATCTATCCTTAACTGACTCAGGCATAGGGTTTGGTTTGTTCCATATAATATCCTGTCTCAAGTACCATCCATCAGCACGTAATGCAAAAGCAAGCATCCATGGTATACCTATAAGGTCTTTTTCTTTCAGTCCTTCTAGTTTATTACTACGTTTAGGTGTGTAGTCTGGTAAATCTTGCTTGGTTTTACTTACAGTTTGTTTAGGATATGCTTTACCTGGTCTGTAGTTATAGTATGAGTCACCTATGTTTAACCATAGTGTACCATCATCAGTCAGTACATCACGTACCTTCCTGAATATACCTACAAGGTTTTCAATGTATTCTTCTGGTGTATCTTCTTGACCTATCTGCTTATCTTCTTTACCATAATCTCTTAGACCATAGTAAGGTGGTGAGGTGACACATGTTCTAGCACTATTAGGTAGGAATCCATCTAGTGTTTCACGACAGTCACCATACAGTATGGTATCTTTCATCGATCACCTGCTTTCCTATTCTCACTATAGTACTCAGAGAAGTGCCCATCTTCATATCTTTTCTCCAACTTCTTAATATTAGTATCTAATACATCATCCATATCAATTTCTAATGCCATACATGCCTGTGCTACGTACCACATAACATCACCAAGTTCTATCTTAAGATGCTCTAGGTTATCTGCATTAGCAGGTTTACCTTGGAAAATCATTTTCTTAACGATCTCCATAAACTCACCACCCTCGGCAGATATACCAACAGCAGCAGTAAGTAAACGTTGTATTGCTACGTCACCACCAAGCTCTTGTAGACGGTATATAAAAGCATCAGCATCCTGAGACGGTGTGCTTGTTACACTGTTTACAAATTGAGTATACTTATTAAAATTTGAAGTCATCAAACTTAGCATGTGAACTATTGTCTTTCTTATTATACTTTACTTCATCTGTGTCGTCAACTATATCCTCCTGTGCTGCCTGTTCACAGTCATATAACCTCATCTTAGCACGATCAATACCAACAACAAATCTCTTGTTCATAGTAGGATCATTGTACCTATTCTTTAACTGCTTAACCATTATTTGATTAAGTCCCTCCAGCTCTTCTGTACTAATAAGAGCAAACATAAGGTCAGCAGTAGCAGGGAGACCAAAAGATTCAGATGTGTCAGTAAGATTAGGATCTGAACTAGCAAAACCAGACCTAGTAGTCTGCGTAGCTGAGACAATTGGTAAGTCAAATTCGACAGCGAGTCCTCTAAGTTCTTCTGCGATTGCCTTGACATAGGAATAAGAATTTACGTTAACTGCACCTCTATAACGAGATGACGAACAGATGTTTAAATAATCTACAAATATTATATCAGGTTTAAAGGATTTCTTCAAGGACAACTCATTCAACAATGCTTTAAAGTGTCCAGTATGTGCTGAAGCAGTAGGATACTCTTTAACAATCAATTTCCCTTTCGTCTTGTCTCTAAGTTTGTCAATTTTCTTGGTGAATACAGATTTTGGTATCTCCTGTATCTCTTGGATATTAACATTAAGTAAGTTTGCATCGATTCTTTCTGCAATCTTCTCTTCTGCCATCTCAAGTGTGATGTATAAAACATTCTTTCCTTCTGTGAGAACGCTTGCAGCGACATGGCACATAAAGAGACTCTTACCCACACCTGTGCCAGCAAGAGCGATGTTAAGTGTCTTATTTGATAGTCCACCCGCAGTAATCTTATTGAACATCTCAAGATCAAAGGATGTCTTACGTTCGACTCGGTGATAATATGCAAAGCGATCTTCTGAATCATCGATGTAGTCATGTCCTATGTGATCATCAAAGGATACTGCTAATGCATCAGAAAGTATAGATGGTATAGCATCAGGTTGTTTCTTCTCATCCTGACCATCAGCAATCTTAATAGACTGCATGAGTGCCAAGTAGATAGCACGTTCCTTGCACCACTTCTCAGTAGTGTCAAGTAACCATTTGTGGTCTACCTCAGATTCTTCTAGACAATCTATAGTATCCAAGATGAGTTTATGCTCATCTTGCGATAGATCATCTCGACCTTCTATTTCAATATGGAGAACTTCTTTGGTAGGTAGTCCATCATACAACTGAACATGACCACCTATTTCTTCAAAGACTACACGATCAGTCCTTTCATCAAAGAATTCCTCTTTGATAAATGGTAGAACTTTTCTTGTATATTTCTCGTTATGAAGAAGATTCTTAAGGATTGTTAGTGGAATCCTTTCCGCCATAACTAAATTCGTTTTGTGCTATTTCATCAAGTGCTTGCATCACTTGATCATTAAAGTAGGTTTCTGGATCAGCAAGGATCTGTTTGGCATATAACTTTTTACCATCCATCTCATACCTACCTGCAACATTCTTCCACAGTCCACCAAGTTCTCCTAATTCTAGGAGACCATAGTAACGATCAAGACCACGGTGGTCATAGTATAGACGAGTCTTTATCTCACGGTTCTCTTTTGTTAAACGTGATTTATGTGTCTTTGCTTTGATAACATTGCCAACGACTTCCGTTCCTTCCTTTTCCTTACCTTTGCTGAGATATATGATTGTACTGGCTGCATACTTGAGGCCGCTGCCGCCGCCCATTTCTTTAGTTGGGACATAGGATCCAATAACATCGTAAGTGTGGTTAGTAACTATTAGTGGGATGTTAGCTTGACCCAGTTTCAGAGTTAATGTTCTGAACGTAGCCTTAACTAATTGGGATTTGGTCATATCCCGTACCTGTTTATTATTTAATATGTCAGTACTTTCTTTCTCTGTGGAAAGCATCCCCAATGAGTCTAACACAAACATACAAGGTTTGCGTTCTTCTTCAGGTTTCTTACAGTATACGTCTAATGCAGCATATGCTTTGTGTCTGAATGTCTCGACAGTCGCACATTTCATTAGGAAAAATCTAGATCTATCGATCTGTCTTTCATCTAACATGTCCGTTGTGATTGCAGACTCTGAGTCAAAGTATACAATCGATGCTGATGGGTCATGGTCAAGGAAATTCTTAACCACTGCCAATGACAGGAAGGTTTTACCTGTACTGGTCTCACCTGCTATAGCAGTAATCCTTTTCTTTGATACACCACCAAAGATACTACCACTAACTAAAGCATTTAGAACATAGGAACCTGTATCTACATACTGTTCCTCATCATTTAAAGTTTCGGCAAGAGAACTAAACTCATCACCTACAACCTTTTCAAGTTCTTTTAAAAAATCCATTAATCAGTTTCAATGTTTTTCTCTAATAAATCATGGAGACTCTCAAAGTCTCTAACATGTTGAATGTCTGTTAGTAATTTTGCTAACTGACTCACTACTAAAGGAGACTCACAACGAGCAGCACCTCTGATTGCACTACGAATGCTACCTTCAGCTTCACCTAAGTAATCGTTTGTTTGTGATGATAAAGTCATTTGTTTTTTTGTTCTAGTTTACCAGAGACCTCATAGGCATCCTTGTTACCACCGTGACCATGTGCTATTCCGAGTTCATGCATCTTAGCATGCTCATCAATAGGATCTCTTAGATCTTTTTTACCAGACCCTAGGGTAAGGTATATTCCATACCCTACTAATGATAGCACAAAAAGACCAATAAACAAAATTAGTCCTTGGTCAGGTGTCAGATTTAGGTGTGGGATGATAGCATCGGGTTGCTTCTCCCATGTACCAGGCAAATTGTAAACTGATGGTTTTGATAGAAAGATCATATGATCATACCGTATTGTTCTCGTAGAATTTTTTTGTAAGGACCGCCTGGGTTTTCTTCCCTAACTTCCTTAACTAATTTTAGTTTATGGAATAGGGAGGTATCACCCCCTAGATGCAATGCATCTACAATCGTTCCAAGTTCTTTGTCAGTAACAGGTAAATCCATGTAAGTGAATTAGTATATTCATTGTACCATCAAACGAAAAAAGATTCAAGAGTAGCAACTTGCTCAACATTCCAACCGATAGAATCTAATATAGCTTTCATAGGCTCAAGAAAACTCTTCGTAAATTGCAGTTCGTAATCTACGTAGGGTGATAGTCCGAGTTCTTTGGGGAACTCGCTGATAAATGATATAACGTTCTCGTGTATTGGATTCGGTTTCTTTAAATACACAAACTTTATCTTTTCACCATTGTTGATGGCGTTATATTTATTATCCAAACCACGTTCCTTAATATAGTGATTAAACAATAAAGCACCACGACTATGTACTGGTGTATTCTTACCATAGATTGCTACAGGACTCTTATACTTGTCAACATTACTTACTGTACGTGGAAATGCTATGTCTGCTGGATCCAATTTACTAAATTCTCTACGACACTTAGCAATATATTCCTGAGTCTGTTGCTCTGTACCATTAATTAACAACTTCAACCCATCTTTAATCATCTTTCTACATGGTGCAGGGGTACTAGACTTCACTGCCTCAATACCCATCATCTTTAACTTAGGTTCTGCAAACCTAACACCTTCTATATCCCATGCAGATAAAATATATCTCTTCTTAGCAGTCCATATACCACGTTCAGCAATAGTCTCACGTTTCATAAACATCTTTTGGTCATAGGCATTCACGTACGTGGCCAATTCTTCATAAGAATTCGCAATATACTTTTCAAATTCCACTTGACAGATCTTATCAAGGAACGACACAATGCTCTCAACATTCTTTTCTCTACCCTTGTATACGTTTTCCACCAAAGGACCAAGATTGAGATAGATAGAATCGGTATCAGATGCAACAACATAATCAGTCTCCTGTGTTTTAAGTATTCTATTCAAATACTGGTTCATTTTATTCTCTATCCATCTGATAGAGAACTGACCACCTAGTGTGATGGCTTCAGCGTTTGCTAGTTTGTAATACCTGAAGTAATTATTACCGATAGCACCATAAGCAGAATTAAGTTGTATCTTTTTCGCCATCTGTATGTTGTTACATCTAGAAATTTCTTTCTCCAGTGCCTTAGTGGGGGTCTTCTCATAGTCTTTCTTTGCCTGAATCATCTTCTTTTTGAAGACTACTCTTTCGGAATAGATCTTCTCCATTAATTTAGGTAAAAATCCCCTTACATCCTTACGATACATAGCACCATTAGGACATACTGTAACGTCTTCAGGTAGGTCAGACATATCTACCTCATCATTCAGTAGTTTATCCACACTAACATTCCTGTAACGTTCTTCTAGCAACGTCTCAGGTGATATGTTGTACTGCATTATAAGATGTGGATACAGTGAGTTAAGGTCAAACGACACAACCCAATCATAAATGCCAGGTACAGGAGTCTTAACGTATGCTCCAGCATACTTTTCATTCTTTATTTCTTCTTCTTTAGGTGGTATGCATATATTTTTCCTCTTAAGATCATTGTAGATAATCATATCCCACATACGAACTTGGAAGAACACATCAGTAAAATTCACCTTGGCATCAAATGCCATAGTGACTGCTAGTTCTACCAGTTTCATCTTCTCTTCTAACTGGTCAACGATCTTAACGTCTTGTATGTTGTACTCAACAAACTTTTGCCAGTTACCTCTATAGAAATCTTTAAAGGTATCAAACTCAGAGTGATCTAATTTCGGTGCATTGACTTCAACTTGTCCAATGTAATCGAGTCTATAGCTTTCCTGTGCCTTGTAGGTGAATTTCTTGTAGAGATCAAGATAGTCAAGGACAGTAATACCCCCAATATCGTAGACCAAATGACTACGCCCATGAGCAAAGACTTCTTCATTTGTTACCAACCCCCAAGGTGATAATCGTTTGCATGGTTTGTCTCCCAATACTTTAGTTATTCTTTTAGCGAGATAAGGTATGTCATATAACTGACAGTTCCAACCAGTAACAACTTCTGGTGGATTTGATTGCCAATACTCTAAGAACTTACTTAGTAAGTCATACTCATCCTTACATTCAATGTAAGTAACATCCTTATCATTATTTGTAAACTTACCTACACCAAAAGTTACAATCTTCTTTGTGGCATAGTTCTGCATAGTAATACAGAGCATCTCCTCATCACAGTTATCAACTGAAGGAAATCCTCTTTCTGCTTGAACCTCAATATCAATAGTAACAAGATGAATGTTCTTCATCTCAAACTTTATTTCATCCTCTGGGTACTTCTCAGAGATGTATTGATAAATGTATCTACGATTACCACTAATGTCAAATCCTTCTACGTCCTGATGGTCACGTATAAACTCACGACATTCTCTTACACCACCTGGTTCTATCTCTGCAACATACTTACCATCAAGAGTTTTCCAGTCAGTTTTTATACGACTGGGAACATATAACTTAGGAGAAAATGTCTCCCTAGTAACAAAAGATTTTCCATTCTCATATCCCCTGACTAGGAACTCATTCCCAATCATCTGGACATTGGTATAATATCTCATGCAGCAGCGTTAGCAGTCAATGCTTGGTACTTATCTAACTGTTCTTTATCTGGTTCTACAATAGTTAAGATACTATCAGAATGAATAATCAATTGCTTCTGAGTAGTAAAAGCAGGCCAAGGTCTCATAGTAAACTGCCCACTAGCATCAACTATCTCAAAAGGTTGGTCTAGTTTACAATCTGGTTCACCTAGTTCTGTTTGTAACTCTTCCATCCTAGCGATCAGTACCAACTGATACTCCTTCAATAATAAAATCTTGATCATTTAAGCGATAGGCTTGCTGATGTATATTGTAACACCGCCTTCCTTACTTTGTCAATGTAACCTGAGTTACGTAGTTCTTTAAACACCAAGTTCTCCATACCATACTCACCATACTTTTCAAGAGATGCTTGCCTAGCATCACGTAACCGTTTGACTGCTGCCTTAAGTCCTACACCATCTGACTGTATCATACAATCCAATTTACGTTTGATATTATTAACCTTCTTCTCAAGTTCTCTTTCGTCTAGTTCCCCTTCAAATTTCTGTGGTTTCTGAACCCATTTGTTCTTCATCAAACTATACACACCCTGTGCTTTCTTACGTTTGATACCTGGTTGTTCAATATATGGTTCTGCTGGTACTCCATAGATCTTAACATCATGGGTTAGTTCCCATAATGTCTTCTTATCCATGTAGTAATCATCCAATACTTCTGGATCACATCCAGGAATATACTTAGGATCTACTACGATATGTACATCGATGTCTGAGTGCTGAGTATAATTATACCCTGCATTACCACCCAACATTAAAACATCTTTAATTGCTCTGTTATCAAGTTCTACATATTCTGCAAATGCATTAGCAAACTTCATCAAAGCAGTCTTGATGACACCCTTGAGAGTATCACCCTTCCAGAACATAGGGTTTAATTCATCCCTAAATTTCAAAGACAGATCCTCGTTTAAAGCACGAAGATCTGCCCCACTAATATGTTTGAGTACCCTGCTGTACACGTCTAGCTCATCTTTTCTTTATTTAGAGCCAGTCTTTTCGTTGCTGATGGTCAGGGATAACTCTGTCTATGTCAATAAGAAGTAGTCCGTCTTGGAAATCTACGTTCTTAACTACTAAATCATCAGGCAATGCCCATGTTCTAGTAAATGATCTTTGTGCTAGTCCTTGGTGAACATAATCACGTCCATCACCTTCCTTACTTCCTTCAAGGATTAGTTTACCTTCTTGTGTGTAAACTTTTAAGTCATCCTTTTTAAATCCAGCAAGTGCTACCTCCACACGGTACTGATGGTTGCTGAGTTTGACTGTATTGTATGGTGGATAGTTATTCTGTTGTGAAAAATGCTGATCAAAGTTTGTGAACCAGTCATCAAACCCAATCATATTTCTTCTTACCTTGTCTAGGTAAGCCTTTGTCTCAGGAACGGACAAAGTAATAGCGTTAGCTTCGTTAAACATAAGACCTCATTAAGCGTCTGAACTGTGACCCCGAAGGCATCACAATACTAATTATACCAGAAGTCTTTTATATGAAACTACGGTTAACCCTGCTCTTGAGTACGTTTCTTACCAATATTATACTTAGTTTCTAGTATCCACTCTTGCTTTTCTTTATAAGCAATAACCTTTATCTGATTAAGTGGTGCTATATCAAGCACAGAATCTGGTTCTATAAGAGTAACCAATCCCCAGTCAGATAGTAGTTGAATAATTCTATTCCTTCTCTGGATATCATTAAGACTTAAGTTTGCTTTCTTACCATCAAGGGCGAAGAGTTCCTTGAAATGGACTATGTAATACTTTCCTTGCTTATGCAAGATGTGACATGATTGATATAACTTCTTCTCTTTCCTAGATGCAACACCTATACGAGTAAGAGTCTCACGGACTTTAAGGAAGTCATCAGGTTCAGCAAGGCTGACCTCAACCATCTTATCAGGAGTCCAATTATATTCGGGCTCAGCGACATTCATTTTAATCCCCCAGTATCAAGTTTTTTATGGATATAATTCAATTGATCTTCGGTAAGTATAGACAACACTTGCTTACATTTCTCGTTACTATAACCATAATAACGTTTTACTGCATCAAGATTGTCTGCCTCATCCTTACGTATCCAAGGAGAATACCGCTTTGCAGACCTCAAAGTATTTAGTAGAAAGTCGTATTGAAGCTTCTTATCTAAGTGATGGTTTATGTTTAACTCATTAACATATACTATTGCATCAAGATGTCCAGCAAGACATCTATTAACAATATATGCTGGATATTTTTTTTCTAATTCTGGTTCTTCATCTATAAGATTCTTCTTTGAAACATTAATTGT